TATGCCAATATACTCTGTGAGTGAATGTGTCCGATGCAGGCGTCCACTTTATTTTGAATGTTTCTCCAAATTCGCTCCCCGATATGCTTTCCGTTTTGCTTCCGCGGGGAATTGTCGACAATGTGAGTCCATTACTAGCTGACAACCAACCGACCGATGATGGTTTTGCATCAAAACTCGCATATGCACTCACTGTCTTTGTTCCATCGCTGTTGTGTGGAACTGTGACTGTTGTTGCATATAGTACCTGACTTGATCCGTTTACATAATATGACGATGTGAATGGATGTGATTCTCCATTAATGACTAGTGCGCCACTACATCCACCGTTCCATTGCGCCCAAGCACCTGGTGCTGCAGTTAGTACAACCGATGCAGTTACTCTCGAATAGTTACCTGCTATGTTTTGTGATTCTTGTTGTAAGCCGATTGATAAGTAATATTGCGCCATATTAACCCCCTATCCAGACATCGTTTAGTGTGTTACCAACAGTTTTGCCTTGCTTGTTTCTTATTTCAGACCCTAGCCTAGTCGCCCATTGCGATCCATATCGCATCTGTCCTGATACAGCCACATTACGAACCTCTAGAAAATCATTCGTGAATTGAGCTACTACCTGCCCTTTGTACATAAACTTCAATGCGTCGTTTGTGTATAGTGTTGTTACTTCAGAATCCACCTTTCCTATTTCGAGACCTTTGACGCTAGTTCTAAGCCATAGTTGTTGATTAGACATATATCCACCAATTTCATCAAGGCCCTTTTGTATTTCGCTATATGTAAGCGTGAGATTGTCTGCTTGCACCTGCAGTTTGCTTTGGACTTCCTCTCTAAAGTTTCCAAAATCCGTATTTGATACCCTGCTCTTTATAGCCTCTGCTATAAGTCCCTCTGCAGTGGTTTGTAATTGCAATAGCTGACTATTCATCTGTTCGATTATAGTCTCTCTATTACTAATTATTTGCCCTTCCACATCTTCAGGCGCAGGTGTCCAATCGGTATATAGAGTGCCTCGCTCAACTTTAGTCTTTGTCCCCTCTATGTATGTGCTATATGTCTTTATATATGCATCGTTTTCTTTTGCCTCAAATATGTTTGATGTCTGCACCGCCACATTGTCTGTTCCGTCTTGTAAGTTTTCAAACCTTAAAAATTCCTTGTTTTTATCGTATACTGCTATCTTTAACCAATGGTTAAACTGTTGCACTTGCCCAGGCTTTGGAATCCACTGCTGTATTGCAGTAGTGGATTTTACCTCGATGAAATCACTCACCATTGTGTTTGCCTCTGCAGATGGACTCAACGATCCGTCTTCGTTAAGAACTCCTCGTGTTGTTGCCTTTTCTATATAGAGATTTCTTGCGCCCGTCTTGACTGTCTTTTTTACTTCTTGCTCTATACTGTCTGTTAGTGCCTTTCCAAAATTGATGACTAGCTTTCCATCTCTTACTGTGAGTACTTCTTTACCTCCGTCGACGATTCTTATCCTCTGTAGGTCTATGTCGCCTGCAGTAATGTGTTTTGCGTTCAGCTCGATTATATTTGCTATTGCAGATGATATCTTTTTAGTTAACACCTCATCTGTGCTAATCCTATTTACGATTTGTTTTACATCCGCGGTATCTGCCTTTTTGACCCACTGCCCACCTTGATGTTCCCATAGTTCGACATAACCACCTGCAGGTTTAAACCATATATCTCCGTCCTTTGGACTTTTCGGTTCTTCTGTGTCCATGAACATCAATCCTTGTGATGTGGCTAGTTCTTCAATATATTCGATTTTCCTCTGCAGTGGACTTTTATATTGATATGACGACTGCGATTGTGTCTTTCCCTCTGCACTGCAGTGGGAACTTAGTCCACCATCAAATGTTAGCGTCTGCGATACGATCGGGATGTCTATTTCTATGTTTGCTCCCCATACTGCTGTGATCCAATCTCCTACTTCTAAAGCAGGATCGCCTCTCCATTCAAGTGTGTATGGATAGTAGTTTAAGTCGCGGCATTGATTGTACACGCGATCTAGTATTGGTTGTGTCATCCATGGATTTGAAAGTTTTAGTTCAGTTCCATCTATGTTGCCTGCAACAATGACCTTCTTCTCATCTTCGAGTTTATTTTCAATTCCTCTAAATCTATATAAAATCTCGCCTCGTACTAATCCCGATGGTTTGTACATATCCTTTGTGATATGTTTCCCACTTTGTCTTAGTTTTATAAAATCAAGTTTTCCCTCACGATTGAAGATTGCAAAAGCACCATTGAGCTGTGCGATATAAATGATTGCTTCTCTGTAGCTGACCTTCTTAGGCATTGCAGTCATGACATCATCAATGATTGTCAATCCATCTGCTGTGTGAATTTCCGTTGCTAGTACAATCTCTTGCAAGATTGCTCGTGCCGATGTTGGCATTTGTAATGATGATTCATAGTTTCCACTAAGCCTACAAAACTCATTTTCGAGTTTTATTTCGGTATAGTTTGAGTTTCTGTCAAGTTTTACATCAACGACAAAAAACGAGCCTAGTTTAATCGGCTCGTAACTCCCATCGTCCTTTCGTACAGAAATAACCAAAGTGCTCGGCATCATCTCCTGCAGTCCTTCGATTATCCTTTTTATTTTTACTGTTAGTCCTGCTATATAGCCACCACCAAGAGGGAGCTGTTTATCGCCACCCAATCCCTCTTCAAGTGTGAAACTAACGATGTCTTTCTTTGTGTAGGCTTGTCCGTTAAGGACTAGTTCGCAATCAAACATCCTGCTTGTGTTGTCTATCGCTGTTTTATAAGCTGCGCTTGTACTAATCATAATTGCTCCTTACTGCTGAATCAAAGACACTGACGCGCTCTTGTAATAAGTCACGCCATCGCTTAATGTACCAAGCAAGTTGTATTGCAATGTACCACGATACACCGTCAGTGTCTCTCCTAAGATTACGCATGGATAAAAAGTTCCTGATAACGCATTCTTTATTTGATTTAATTCGGCCTGAGTTAGTATCCCCCAATTAATTGATATATTTCGTTTTGCAGCGATGATATCACCTGCCATAATTCCACTTGCACTACGACCCGTGCTTGATGACCATATAATCTCGTCCGCTGCCGTTATCTCCACAGGTGATGCAAGTCTTATTCCATTTATTGTAATCTCGTTCATTCTGTGCCTCCTAAACAATAAGTGGACATTCGCCCGTGTTGACTGTGATGCTGTTAATCATTTCCACGATTTCCTTTGTCACCTTTCGTCCGTCGAGCGTTAGGTTCAGCGACATTACTGCTTTAAGCAACTGATTAAGCAGTTGTACCACTTCGCGATTGTCTCCGTCTTGCGAAAGTGCGGCCGCCTGCTTTGCCATTTCGAGCAGTTTGTTTTCAGGCGCGACGATTTCTCCATAGTGCATATTGTCACCAATCATTGCAAGTTGTGGTGTGTTCGCTTTTACATAGCCACCTTGAGCAAGTCTTGGCAAACTTACTGTGCTAAATCCACCAATTCTCACTCCTGGCAGTTTGTTGATTACTCTAATCGCTCCATTGAGCAATCCTATGCCTCGATTGATTGTTCCTTCCACAGTTGCTAGTACACCATTGATGACCGATCTTACTGCTCCACCGATTGCATTTCCGACCATTGTTCCTACATGGGTAAATGTGGATTTGATTGTATTCCATATGCCACTGAAGAATCCTGCAATTCCACTGAAAGCATTCTTCACCGCTTCGTATGCAGTGTTAAATATGTTTTTGAACCATTCAGGTACAATTGCAAATACATTCTTAATTGCTGTCCATTTGTCACTAAACCAGGTCCCAATCGATTCAAATGCTGCATTGATATGATCTCTTGCTGCATTGAATATGGTCTTAAAGAATAAAATCACGGGTGTGAATATGACCTTAATTTCTGCCCAAATCTTCATGAACAATCCTAGAATATACTCCTTAAATCCCTCTAGCATCAGCTTTATGCCCTCAAAGCATTTCTGCCAATCTCCTGAGAATATTCCCGTCAAGAATTCTATAACCCCTCTTAGTATGTCAATTAGTCCCTTGAGCATCTGCGCTGCCGCTGAAAAGAAATTCTTCAAGTGACCCCACCATGTGTCAACGAGGGCTGCAACGATTGGCCCAAGGACCTCAATAAGCCATGATAAGACGGGTTGCAATGTTGTCTCCCAAAATACCTTTATTAATTCTGCTACATCACCAATTAGATGTGCGAAACTCTGCAGTGCTGGTGAAACATAGTTTGTCCACATCTCAGCAAAGCCACTTCCTATTTTTGAAACTACAGGTCCTATATACTTGTCCCATACATCCGACACTTTGCTCGCTAACTTTGTGAGCCCACTTTCGATTGATTGCCACATAGGTCCAATCTTCTCGTCGTATACTTTTCTTATAGTATCCCATAGATTAGTCATTGACTTTGCAATGCTATCTGCTGCATTACCAAGCGCACCAAAAATATCCTCAAAGATTTTTTTGAACCTTTCCTTGTTCTTTGCGAAAGGCTCAATAACCGCTGATGCGATGTCAGAACCAATCTTTGTCATTATTTCTTTGGATGCAAGCCAGCTATTTGCAAATATTTCCACGATGGCCGATGTCAGCTTTACAGCACCTTCCGACTTTAATGCTTCCGCTACCGTTGCCATCAACTCGGCCGCGTCACCTGCAACATCAACTAGCTTTGTTGCACCTCTGAACCATCCCGCTATGCTTTCTTTTATAAAATCTGAGTTTCCCTCAAAATAGCGAGCTACAGCGCCTGTTATATTTTCTGCGATTGAAATGCCTATCGATGCAGCCGAACCAACAATCCTTCCTAGACTGAATGCCGTGTGTCTTGCAAATGTATCTGCTGCACTAATAACCTCTTTGCTCGTAAAAATGTCTATAATTGCTTGTTTGATATTCTCTATATTTGCATATGTCTTTGCGAGGCTATTACCATTCAATCCCACTTCAAATCCATCTGCAAACGCATCTTTTATTCTGTTCAGATAGTCAAGGACCCTCTGCAGTCCCTTGCTATATTCTGACAATCCGTCGCCCTCGGCAAGTTTCCCCATGTCGACATCTGCACCTTGTGGATTTGTGCTGCCTCCTCCACCACTGCCTCCTGAACCACCCGATCCACCGCCACCACCTGAACTATCTGCAAGGTCGTCTAGCTTGTTGATTTTATCAAATCCCATGAGTGCTTTCATTTCTTTGGCCGCATTCTTTATTGAGGATCCTGCTCCATCTGCTGCTTTGCCAAGGCTATCTGCTCCACCTGCTGCGTTCTCAAGCCCACTGCTTGCGCTGTCCGCGTCTTTTGCTACTTGCCCTATTCCTGAGCCCTTGGTTGATTTTTTCTTCGTAATAAGTTCCGTAAAGGCCTTAAATGCATTGCCAAGCGTCATCAGTTTGCTCAACAATACATTAATCCACCTCAAAATAGGAGAGAATATATTAATAAGACCCTGACCTACACTTGCCATGAATGATTCCATTTGAAGTTTTAATATTCTAACCTGGTTCGCCCATCCATCCGATGTGCGTGCAAAGTCTCCTGAAGCAAGCGACAACTGATCCATTACAAATCTATATCGCAATGCCACCTTCTCTTGCTCTGTCATAGCTGCAGTAGTCTTGCCAAATCCGTTTGCCATTGCGTATTGATCTAGAGCACTTTGGGTCATCACTACACCAAGTTCCTTTAGTGTTTCTGTTTCACCCGTGAACACGGATTTGAGCTTTGTGTATGCCTCGTCCTGACTTATGTTGTAGAACGATGCCACATCGCCTGCAAGACCCGTTAAAGCAGTTGCCATCTCGTATGCTTCCTTTTGCCCAAATCCGAATGCCTTGCTCATCGCTCCAAATGTACCGATGTACTTCTTCGCCATTGTTTCCGACAAGCCATACGATGTTGCAGCCTTCTGCGCGAAGTCATCTATTTGTTTTGACATCGCGGGAAATGCCACATCAACTACATTTTGCACTTCCGCTAAATCTGATCCAAGCTGTATTGCTTTCTTGTTAAAGTCAATCAACTTTTTGACAGCAAAAGCACTCGCAATCAAAGTTCCCGCTTTCTTGGCAAGACCCGTCACTGACGACAAATCGCGTTCAAATCCTTTTTTGTCAAGTTTCAAACCTAACGCTATATCTCCGACCTTATGCATTAATCTGCTCTCCCTTCGCTTTTTACTTTGCCATCTCTACAAACGCGCTCTTTATAGTTTCAAGAACTGCCATTAGTTCGTCATCCGTCTTTGATTGAGCAAGTCTACTTCTCCACTCATTTCGTATTCTGTGTTGGCCTGGCGAGAAGTGTTCGAGCATTTGTGGATCTTCCTCTGCTCGGATTTGCACTATGCGACCAAGTGGCGTTTCGGCCGACAATCCCGCAAGTAGTGCTTTAAATTCAGGCCATTTCATTCTTTTGAATTCCTCACTATATAGAGATAGTCCATACTGCGTTCGCATGGAGGAAATGATAAGGTCGAAGTCCTCTATTAAATCATAGTATGGATCGTCTACTCCCCCACTGTATCGCTTGCTCCCACCACGCTATCCATTGCTGTTTCAATTAAGGCTGTGAAATCTTTGAATTTGAGTTTTAGCTTATCGATTTTCTTTCTGTCTTCCAAGCTAAAAAGTAACTCGTACATTTCAGGAATTGACTCCTTTTCAGGTTTGCCTGATGCTTGCATGATTTTCAACACCGTGCTTGCATCTGCATTAACTTCTATCTCAACGCTTTTTATTTTGATTCTTGGATTTTCATCAAAGCTTAGTTTTTCCGTAATATCAATAATTTTAGCCATCGTATTCGTCCTCCTCGTCCTCTTCAACTATAATCGGCATCCCTGCTCTATTGTTCTCACTAGCAAGTTCATCGATTCGTTTTTCGCTCATCTTTGATGTATCTACTACATCCCCTGCCACATATTCGTGGCC